TTCAATTTGCTTACCGCTACGTTATACATTTCAGCCAAAGCGTTTGCCCAAGATGCTTTAACTTCATTTAACTGCGGGATCAAACTGAGGATAGTAAGTCCCAATGCGCTCCAGTCAATCGCAAAGGATGGCAGTTTTAACTTCAATTCCGCGAGCATTTCCGCGAGCGTCGATTTCCAGGATTTCAAAACCTCGCTAAGCGGAATCTTTATCGAGGCCAGAATTTCCTTTAATGCTGTCCATTCGGTATCCACAAGCGGCACATGCTCACGCAGTTTGGCAAGCATTTCCGCGAGCGTTTCAGCCCATACGGTGCCAAGGTTAAGCACCGGCGGCACAATGCTTTCAACGCCCAATCTCAGGTTTTCGAGTTCGGTAGTAATTGCCGCCCGAATCGTTTGGATGTCAGCGAGCATTTTTTGCCATGTTGTCGTCCACACCAAGCCAAGGTTAAGCACCGGCGGCACAATGCTCTCCAGTTTGGATTTCAAGCCTTCGAGAATGTCGTTTATAATCGGGATTTTTTCCAAGGATATTGAGCGCATGATTTCCAGCAAGTCGTTCCACTTTGCTCCAACCGAAGAAAGACCACGGCTTACTTCCGCGTTTAAGTCATTAAGCCATGCAGCTATGCGCGCCCTTGTTTCGCTAACCAGCGAGTTGACCGTAGCCAATACATTCGTAACCACAGCGCCGAGACCAGCATCCGGCGGATTAGGCGGGTCAAACTCGACGCGGTAACGTTTAAGCAATTCTGGCGGGATTTTCGGCCAATCCCATCCCTTTCCGCCATCAGGATCGGGAGATGGTAAATCAGGTGGAGTAGGGCCATGAGTTCCTCCGCCTCTGCCACTTGTTCCGTCGCCGAAATCACCCAACTGGTTTATTTCGTCGAACGAAGCCAGTTGCTTCACGGCTTTTTTAGCGGACTCGGCCAATTCATCATAAGAATCAGCCTGGCGATCGATGGCGTCCGTGGCCTTGTCCGATCCCCGCGTCATCTCGTCATAGTCCCAGCCACGAACAGCATAGAAAAACCGGGCGAGTTGCTCGGTCACCCAGGCGAGGGATTCGCCGAACCTCGTCAGCGCCGGGAGAACGGCATCCCAAAGCGGCAAAAACATCTGGGACAAATGCAACTTCACATCTTTGAATTGCTCGAGCAATCTTTCTTGCTTCGTCATCACGTTTTGCTGTAGCTCATTACCATAGCGCTTGTACGTCTGTTCCAGAATCGCCGCCAATCGAATCTGCTGCTGTTGCTGGAACGTGAGTTGACTCCACGACTTGTCACCGGCAAATTTCCTGAATGCTTCGGTCGATTCGATCATGGAGATGTTGACGTACACTCCGAGGTCCTCGATGGCCTCGGTCGAGCCAAGCATACCGGACCGGATCCGGTTGAAGACGTCATCAATATCCCGTCCAGTATATGAAGCGATCACTCGGGTGGCGTGAACAAGGTCTTGGGTAGACTCTTGAAGCTGTTTCGTGTCGCTGATGAAGGATGCGAGCAAATTCCCGTAGGTCGCGCCGAGCTCAGCAGCAGTCTGCTTCGCCAGACCTTGAGCCTGCGCCCAGTCCATATAGGCACGGGCGCCCTCGCGGAGCGTGATGTTGAGTCGGCCGATATCGGCTTCGAATTTTGCGGCGGTTTGGCTAGCAGAATATAGTCCAGCCGACAGCAACGCGAGCGCAGCTGTGATGGCCCCTATTCCGATACCAATCGGTCCAAGCGCCGCAGAAGCCCCTCCAGCCGCAACGGCAAGTCCGCGCAATCCTGATGTGGCCGCGCCCAAAGCCGGTCGTAGCGACCCTAGTGCAACAGCAACACCCCCGACACCTTTTGCGCCGCGTATTTGTGAAAGAGAAGAAGTGACCGTTTTCCCGAGATTCCGGAATTCGGTCGTGATTCCGCCGAGCCCCTTCCCGCTGGTGATAGTTTTTGTTGTCCTCGTCGCATCGGTCTTAAATCGGTTCAGCTCCCGCGTTGCATCTTGCATTCCCTTGCGGGCGCCGGAGAAATCAGCCCCGATCCGGATCATGAGGTTACGTACAACGGCCATGCTCGGTCACTCCTTCCCTTCAAGATTTGCCATGAATCGCTTTGCAAAGGCCAGCATTTCTTCGGGTGTTTGTGCTCGTTCAGGCTGCTGGTTTTTCCGCATGTCCTCCAACACTGTTTTCAAACTGGGCAATTTTTTAGCCCGGTAGAACCTGGCTGTGTTGTATGCGTGGACGATGGCAAACTCAAGTTCTTGTCGCCGTTTCTCGTTGTATTCTTGGATGTGCAACCACAGCTCTCGCGGCGTCATCCTCTCCCAATCGTGAAGACTGACACCGACACGGATTGCTACGCGCTTCGATTCTTCGAAGTCGAACGGTCGCTTTTCTTCGCCTTCTGATCCCGGGGGTCGTTTCCCTCCAGTTCCTCCGGCTTAGCGCCGAATGCGGCCGCAAAGGCCTTTCCAACGGATTCAACGATGTGCCGGTAATTCGGCGCTTGATCGAGAAGGTCTTCCATCTGCTCCAACTTGAGCGTTTCCCCGTTTTCCTTCGCGTCGTGAAGCAAGCCGCAATAAACCAATTTCTCAACCATATCAAAATCGTTGAATCCTTCATCTTCGATTTCTTCGAGCGATTTTCCGGTCAGCGCAACNAGCGTCTTGAGTGCTTTGTGTCCAAATCGCAGTTCTCGCGGACGGTCGAGATGGATAATCACCAAATCGCTGTTGTTTTTGCTCATTGATATTCATTCCTTTCAGTAGATTTTTTTGGAAAACTGTCTTATCCTAAGGGTGAGGTGGGGAGTATGGACATTTATATCTGCCCGATGTGCAAGCAGGAAAATGGCGAGCATCAGAAATACTGCCTGAATTGTGGTAAGTGGCTGCTCGACCCCACATTTCCGGCCATAAAAAAGGAAAAGCGCAAGAAAAAATCCCGCAACTATTTTGGGGCCATCATGCTGATCTTGGCCGCAATCGGCGCATATTGGTTTTTATCCAACGGCGGGACACTTGCCGTTCCTGTAAGCAAAATGTACTACGATCCGATCGAAAATGAGTATTTCCGATTCTCGCAACTCGAAATAACCAATAGCTCAGTTTCGTCCATACCCATAGACTTTGAAGTCAAAAAGGACTTCGATCATCCGATTGAAGTCGTCGCCGTTTTTTACGATGGAGAAGGAAACCGAATTGCTAGGGCATCCACAATCATCACCCGAAAATTGACGTCTGGGTATGAAACCACGCTTGTCCTCAAGCTGGACAACCCGGCGAACTTGATGAAATCGCGCAGTCTTCGCGTGGAAACGAATCCATTGACCCCGTTCGAACTATTGGAAAAAGCCGTTGAAGCGATACAATGATCCCGGGGGCAACCACCCCCGGGATTTTCATTTTTTACGCCTTGGTGACAACAACTTCATACACAACGGACGTCTTTCCGGTTTCCTGCGCGATGATCGTCACTTTCCGAGATTCGGCCGTTTCGAACGGGATAGCACTGGACGGCTGGCCGCTGGTCAAATCTTCCTGGTATTGACCGTCCACATACAGCTTCAAGCTGTGATTTGCAGCTGTGGCAGTTACCGTAAAGCTCGGATCGGTGACGCCGGCGAACGTGTAGTAATACGTTCCATTATCAAAGCTCGGCGACAACGAGCCGCCTGCGCCGGTAAGCGACAATCCAGACAAACCGGAGCTTGCGCCGAAATTCAGCGACGGCTTCCCGGATACCCGAATCGTCGCTTCAAACCCAATCGCTTCCTCGGTCTCGCTCGTGACGTTGAACGCTGTCACAATCCCCTGAAAGCTCCACGCGGCACCGAGTTTCGCAGGATAGATGATTTCAAAGTCCTGCACGTCACCGGATTCAAGTGCGGCGTAAATGTCCGCCTGGCCCAAATCTGACGGCACGAAAAAGCCGGAAATCGAAACCTCCCCAGGGTCCTTGAAACCGCCGATAAATTCGCGATACCCACCCTCGCTGTCGAGCGTCGTCACATCGAGCTCTTCCTGAGTGATCGACGGCGATCCGATGCTGGACAGGTCGCCGATGAAGTTCAGGCCGATCTTGATCTTTGTGCCGACCGAACGCGTTGCTCTTTTGGTCACTTCACATCACTCCCCAAAGTAGACTTGAAATTCGATTACACACCGGTGCAAATCCGGTTGTGATTCGTACATTTCAACCGGCATCTGGTACTCGACCGCCTCAATGAAAGGCCCGTCTGCGCCAATCTGCCGGCCTTCAAAACCAATTAAAAGAGCGACCACCTTTTTGGTGATCGCCTTCATGTCAGCGTACCGATCTGCTATGACATTGATCTCGCCCCGCACCTCTTTGCTGTCAAGATAGCCATCCAGCGCCTTGTCCCGCAGACCCTCGCTGCTGCCATAGATCAAATACGGCACACCGTTTTTCTTGACCGCCTCCGGCGCGAAGAGCGGATACACCCGATTCCCTAGCGCCGGAACGGCGTTGATGATCTCCTCTCGCAGCGCCTGCTCGAAATCTTGCATCCGCTCTCACTACCTCCTTGCCTGGGATTTCCGAAGCGCCTTGTCAACCTCTCGGCCAGCAACTTCGAGGATCTTACGCTCGATCTGCTCGGCGTTATTGTCGATTGCCCGGCGCAAATAGGCATATCCCGGGACGTATCGACCGTCGACGGTCAAAAAGCCGTACTCCTGCGACGCCGGGTAGTAGTAGCGCTTACCATCTTTCGTGGTTTTGACAAAGACGTCGTTTTTCGCCGGGTCCATCATGACGTCGTATACTTTCTTGCCTTTATCCCTGTTTCGCTCACCTTTGAGGATGATGCCATCGCGCAGTTCGCCAGTATCTACCGGAGCCAGCGCCTTTGCAGCCTTGAGTGCGATTCGCCCTCCGGCCTGTGCACCCCTTGTGGCAGCCGACTGTGGCACTTTGCCGAGGCGCTCGAAGTCGCGCATCAGAGCATCAAAACCGATGATGGTGTCTTTGCGGGCCATCATTGTCGCTCCGTTCGCACAATGAGCGCCTTTCTGGATGCGCCGTGGATCAACCTCCACGCCTTGTCTACTGAAACTGCGCGCAACGCCGCAAGTCTGAGCACGGCCCAGTAAACCGGCTTCCACCACCACGCCATCTTAACATGAAGAACCATTGTTGCTTTCATGTCACTGTCGCTCCTTGCACATGAGTTGGAGT